ATTTTTCTTCAGTAAGTTCTTCCGTTGTTTTTGAAAAATCGTGGACGGTGGTTTTGTGGTCGCCGTTACTTGGGCCAGGGGTTTTTGGCGCGTCGGCTTCAAGCGCTTTGATTTTAGCGTCTTTTAGCTGAGTGATTGCTTCGGGGACCGAAACGTCACCGTCTGCCAATTCTTGAGCGAAAGATTCTAGTTTATATTTACGCCCTAGTTCCAAAATTTCTTTGCTGCGTTCTTTGTAAGCTTGTACTGCGTTAGTTCCGGCTTTGGAAACGTCGGCTTGCGTGAATTTATTTTCTTTCGCAGCTTCCGTTTTCAAAGATACGTCTGAAATCTGTTTGACCAAATCAGGGCGTTCAGATGACAGGCTTTCGAGTGTCAATTCCTTAAATTCCATTTCATTCTCCTTTGTTTTTGTTTTGGCTGGGGTAAGCGAAAGCCCGTTCCGAGCCATGAAATTATCGAAAAATAGTTTTATGCGTTCACCGTTTACACCCAAACCAAGTTCGGGTGAAAGGGTTTCGGATTTACCAAAGCAAAAATTTAGCAATTCCTCCGCTATAGCCGGGTATTCCGAACCTTCGGCAAATAGTCCGCCATCATTCGCGGCGGGATCGTCTACGATGTCGTCGGCCCGAAGTTCTCTAAGCCGGATATGTGGAAAGTTTTTAGTGTTCATCGGGTCCGGTGAAATAAAGTTTTCTTCTTCATCAGAATTTTTAGCGATAAAGATATTTTCTTCTACTCTGTCCGGTGCAAAAACAATGGAAGTTCCAAACTGTTCTGGATCTTCATCCGCCAAATCCATGACGAATTTTTTAAGATTTCCTTCCGGGGAAGATTCTGCTGCTTTTAAAAAGAATAAATCTCCCAAAACCTGTTCGCCGTCTTCGGAAAACCGGAAGTTTTTTACACGGCCAAGCTGTTTTCCCATACCGTCGGAACTTAAACCGGGGTGCGTGAAACGGCTTTTGATTCCGTTAGGGGCTGCATTGCCTAAGTCAACGGTTTGTTGAAGTGCGACTTTATCGACAAACTCACCATGACCCGATGCTTCGCCGTGGGTCATAACAGAAATACCAAATATTGCATTGGCTTTACGATCAACTCCCATTTGTGGATGGTCTTCGGGTCTATGAACGCGAAAGAAAGTAAACCGTTTATATTTTGGCGGGTCCGCTATGGCTGATTTATACATTTATTTCCTCTTTGGGTACGGGGTCGGTTGATACTGTTACACGGTCTAGCGTCGCCGGGTCGGCCAATTCAAGTTCCTTGCGTCTTTTCTTTTCTCTGGATTGCTGTTCTAAAATGGCTTCCCAATCCTTACCCCGACTTGAAGCCGTATCCGCCAAAGTTATAATTCCGCTTTTGGTTCCAATTTCTGCGGCTTCCATTTCGCGTTTCGGGTCAATCCATTCCCAACCGGGCATCATCCATTCGGTTCGGCACCAAGCTTGCGCGTCTGCGAAAAAGTCACCGATTCCCAAATCCCCGACCAAAAATGCTTCTTCGTACAAAAGTTCTAAAGCTGGCTGGTTAAATTTACGAGTGATCCATTGTTGCCATTGTCTGAAAAACTTACGTGCTTCCAAAAGGGCAGCCCTGGCCGAAGAATAATTCACGCCGGAAAAATCTTTTGACACTGCTTCGTAAGACAAATTTAAACTGGAAGATATTTGTCTTAAAATTGTGGTTATGAATGGTTCGAAATTGCTTCCGGGACGATCCGGTTTGAAGGATTCCAGCTTTTCCCCGGGCTTTAAATATTCAACAATACCGGGCGAGAATTCTTCAAGCCGTTCTCCGTCTTTAGTTGTTTCACTGGAATTTCCCCCTGCTGCCCCGCCGGGATCTTCTTTGGTTATGAAAATTGCGAAACAGGCTGCTATTCTCGAAGCGATAAGTTCAGCTTCCATATAATCGCCAATATCTTTGAAATAATTCATAACAGGTGCGAAGAATGGAACGCCCCGCGTTTGGCCGGGTCTTTTTTGGAAATATAAATGGAATATATTTTTTTGACCGAAGCGGTTTAGTGCTGGAATACGGGTCCACACTTGATCGTTTTTCGGGTCGGGGATTCTAAAATCGCCGGGGTGTGTGTTTTTAATCCAGTATGCAACGGGTTCCCCTACTTCGCCGATTTCAACCCCAGCCCGAACGTGAAGGCCGTTAAACTTTCCGTCCACTAAACCTATTGGAGTTTCCAAACGGTCGGCTTCGATGACTTGCCAAGCTAATTTGTAAGGTCTTCCAGGTCTATCTATACGAAGGGGAAGCACGATAACTTCCCCGTTTTCCAAAATTTGATCTACAATTTGAGATTGGATTTCATAGACATCATTTCTTGCCCCTGCATCGGCAAAGGGAACGTATCTTTCCCAAACTCTTCTTGTGACTTTGATAAAATCGTTTGCCTGTTCTTCGGATATGCCAAGGGCTTCAGCGTCGACACGGCACTGGGGAACAATACCCGAAGAAATAACATTTGTATTCATTGTGCCAATAATGCCGGAAGCGTAACCATTGTTTCGGACCAAATCCCTGGACCTGTCCCGAAGGGTTTCAAGGTCCGGCAAAATATCTTGATCGGCTGAACCACCACCCGGATTATATTCTCTTCGAAGTTTATTTCTTGATGCTGCGCGATAACCGCCATGTGATAATAAAATTTGTCGAGCGTGTCGGAAAGCTTGCCGACGGTGCGCCCGTTCCGGGGAAAAGACGTTTATAATCCCGTCAAAAGCAGAACCGATTCTGTCGGAAATAGTAGGTCTTGGCTGTTCTTTTAGTTTCATTTAGTAAGTGTCTTTTAGTGTGCCAAAATTTCGGGTTGAGCCGGATTGACTTTGAACTTCACCGCGTAATTTATCGCGCAAAACTATTAATTCTTTTAGTGGAGTCTTTGCTACGTTTTGGCCGTCGATGTTATATGATTCTACTGTTCCGCCGTTTAGGCGTGTTGTGATAGCAGCATCGACCAATGTTAGTAAATCTTGACTTGTGGCCATATTATTTTAGTTCCGTTTTTGATTTACAGCCAAGCATCCAAATACCAAAACGAATAAATTTCATTCCCAGCTTGTATTTGAATTGAAACCATTTAGGTCTTCGAATTTGGACTGTTATTTCTGAGTTTGCCAAAGGGTTCTCGATGTATATGGGGGTTCCGGCCATGCCGATGTCCTTTTGCTACGTGGGGTTTTTAGCCCCAAAACATAACAAACTCCTATAAATTTCAAATCATAAAGGTTAATTCAGTTGTCTATGTTTTATTTGGTTTTTGGATTTTCGGCAAGGGGGTCTTTACCAGAAAATGGTAACAACATGAAAATAAACCCGCCCTATATAGGACGGGGCGAAAAACTTTGATTATCCCAGTTCAAATTTGCAAATTATGTCTTTTAGGTTGGGGTTTTTTAATTGCGTTGGGTGAATTGGGCACGGCATGGGCAACAAAAACCATTCCCCTTTTTGTAATTTAGAAGCTTCTATTATTATTTGGTCACAGCCACGCATTAATTCAGCTACTTCGCCGTAACTTTTGCCGGATAAATCTATTTGTTCCCCGTCTTTAAATAGTTTCAACACACCTTTTGACGTTGGGAAAGAGGGGAAGTAATGTTCTTCCATGTATTTTTCTTGATCTTCTTTCGTCCAAATTTGTTCGGGTGATTGTTTCGGGAATTTTTGGACGAATTCGTTTTCAGGTTCCATTTAATTTTCCTCTATTTATTTATGATTTCAGCTAAAATATGCGCCTTCATTGACGCTTCACAATTTAAAAGTTCAAATTTTCTCATCCACTTTTGGCCATAATAGGTTTTTCTTATTGCTAACTCATAAAGAAAATTAGAATAGTCTTTCTTCTCTGATAGCGGCAATCTCATTTCTACAAGATTTAAAAGATCAAGGGACTCGTGATAAGCAGGAATTTGTAATTGGTCAGCTCCGAATTTTTTACAACTCTTACACCTTTGATAATTAGATTTTATCGGTTGGTCAAATCCATTATCAATTCCAAATGTCATAGTTTCAAAAACTTCGTGAACGCAATTGTCTAAAAATCTGTGAATTATTTTGTTGATTTCTTCGGGTTCCATTCGATTTTCCTCCTTTGATTTGAAATTGGGTTTCCAATTATTCAAAGTTTCTTTTAATTCTTGAATAATTTTATCGGTTGCGTCGCTTGTGTTTCGTAAATCACGGCGGGAAATATGCTCCGTTCCGTCCATATTTAAAACTACGGTTCCGTTATTTTTCATTTAAGTTTCCTCCACACTTTTAAAGTTAGCTCCGCAATTCTTACAGGTATGATAGCGGATTGGAAATTTTGTACTGTAAACCTTCGCGTTTTTCGATTTACAGTACGGGCATTTAATCGGGCTGTAAATGATCGAAGGCAAATCGTCTTTGCTATGCGGTTCGTAAATGTTCGGATCTTCCCCAGTGTCTTTCACCGGCTTTTTATCCGGCGGGGCTTTTTTTTCTATTCTTTTTTTCCGTTTTCTTGGGCCGTTCCACCCGTCGCGGTCTATCCAACTACCTGTCAAGCCAACCACCACCCTTTCGCCCGCCGGAATCAGAACCCGCGTTCCAGCCTTTTCTTTTTCTTCTTCGTGGGGTGTAGTCTGTCGGGCCGTCGGTCGAGCGCATTTGAGAAACTAAAATCAAATCGGCTGCGCACAAATCGTAGATTTCGCAATCCCAAAGGTGATTCGCCCGGTTCAATGTTTTGGTTTCCCAAATATAACTGACTTTCCGGGTTTTTTTATTTCTTTTCAAAACCTTATGTTCGGAACAAAACTGTTTGATATATTCGTCGTCAATTCCAGAATACAAATGCCACATTGGGACTTTCCCGTCGGGAACTTCGGTCAACCGGACTGCACGGTCTTTGTAATAGCCCAAATCCAAACCAACCAAAATTACTGAACCGGGCAGACTTTTCCCTGTGGAAGGGCTTTTGTCAACCGGCGTTAATCGAAAGGAAACACCCGGCAAGGTATCAAAGCCTTTGACTGGTCGGGAACGGTCCCGATATTTCCGGCAAAATCTGTAAACTTTTTCAGCTTCATAACCCGAATCAATACAGGCCATTCTAACTTGCATGGGGTCGCCTTTATCGGCTCGTTTGTATTGTCTTTTGAAAACTTCGAATTCCATATTTTCATAGCTTCCCTCAATTCTTTCTGAACGAATCAGCCAACTTTCTTCGTTTAATCCCCAGCCGCGTACTACAATCCAAAAGTGTCCCTTCTGTATGTCAACCCCAGCCGTCAAAACTTTTACACCCGCCGGAACAATCCCTTCTTCATAACTTGCTTCGAGCAATCTAATTTCGTCTTCGTTTGAACCCTCCACTTTTTGGACCCATGGTTCGGCCAGCCATGAATTGATAAATGCTTGCCATTTGTCCGGGTCTTTTACAGCTTCCAAACCTTTCTTGAGCATGGCCCCCCATGAAACGGCATTGGAATACAAAGTTGATAAATGAAATCCGGCATGGCGATAAGGGTAAAGGGCTTCACCCCGAATATTTCCTTTTTTGTCGACACCTTCGCCTTCCCGTGCCCAAACTCCACGCCGAAGCATTTTCATTTTTTGGGAATTATATATCTGTTTTTTGCATGAATTGCATTCGTAGTATGCTCTTTTTTCAGCAATGTCGGGCGGAAGTGTCAAACCGTCGTCGTCTTTTCCACCTAACAAATTATTCCATAGCAATTGTTGGAAAGTTCCGCAGTGTGGGCATGGAACCCGATAGGTCCGGCGGTCTGATTTTAACCATTCATCCCAAATGCGGGACATCCCTTTTATCGTCGGGGTTCCTTCACTGAGAATTTTTGAACCAACGGGAAAGGCTTTGACACGTTCTTGTACATTTTCAAATGGGTCGGCTTCCAGGCTGGCCGATCTATCCCACTTATCGAGTTCAGAACAAAAAACATATTTGACCGTTTTTTCTGCAACGCTCGTTAACGAACCCGACCAACCCAAATAAATCGGCATTTGATCCAGGTTCATATAATAAACTTGTCTTCGATGTTTGGGGGGAAGCTTCTTTAATAAAATCGGGGTAGATTCAAACATCGGGTACATTCTGGTTTCGGAATATATCTTTTCCGATTCACGGTTCGCCCCGACGTGAAGCATGGGCGCAGGTTTATTGACCGACGCAAACGCTTTTATGGTCAACTGCGTGGTCGTTTTTCCAAGCTGGGTTCCCCAAACCAACGTCACTTTATCAATATCTTTATGAGCCCATGCCCGAAGCGGCCCTGCCTGATATGGAAAATTGAATGTGGAATATTTTTGACCGACCGAAGCAATCTGTTTGGGAATTAACAAATTTTCGTTGGCCCATTTCACCGGGTCAACTTCACGTTTGGGTTTGAACATATCCAAGATATGTTTTGGAATTCTATTGAGTAATTTCGGCATTTGTTATTTTAAAATCCTGAGTTGTTGCAGTATCGACAATATTCGGAATATTTAATATATTCGTCACTTCCACAGGTGGGGCAATTGTGGGATTTTATTTTTTCTCTTAATTCCTTGTTTTCTTTTTCGAGTTCTTTTATTTTATCTTGGTGAGCGTTTCTTTGCCGTATTCTTTTCCTTCTTTTATCTAATCGCTCATCAGCTATAAAAGTATTGCCATCAGCTTTTCTATCTTCCTGTTCATATTTGGCATCTAGCATTATCTTTAATTCCCGATTCTCCCCGCTCAAATCATGCACCTGTTTGGTAAGTCGTTTAATCATTTCCCTAAACCAATGCGGACCTTCATTTACTTCATAATCGTTTAATTCATCTTCCGTCAAAACCTCTTTGATAATCGTGTTTTTGTCTTTTTCGTTTGCGTTTGGATTGTTACAGGTTTTACATTCACCTCGTAAAAGTATAATCCCGCAATATAAACACCTTATCTTTACGCTCATTTTTTCTCCTATTTAGGAATCTTCGTTAATGGCATCGGTTTCCGGGTCGGGTTCTTTGAGCGACGGCAAAGGTTTTGCCGTAGCAAGCTGTTTTAAAAGTTGGAAGGCACATTCATTTATCACTTCTTCGATGTCGGCTCGAAACCCTTCGGGGACTTCCATAATTACAAATGCGGACCATGCTTCGATTTCCAAAACATATCTTGGATATGTTCAAACCCAAACGTGAAGTTGACCCGGTGAAATGGGCCAACGAAAATTTGTTAATTCCC